ATATATTATAAAAATTAATATATAAATTAAAAATAAAATATATTATATAATTATTTTTTTTTAGAAAAAAATTTGGAAGTCAGTGAAAAATTCTGTATCTTTGCAGCAAGTTTAACTAATAAAGTTCAAGTCAATGCTTACAGAAGAAATTAAAAGTAAAAATTTAAAATTATTTTTTACTAAATTAGAAGAATTGGGTGTTAACATTCATACTCTTCAAGAGAAGTATGGTGAATTGTTGAAAAATGCTTCATATTCCAATAATTCTTTTGAAGATTTAGCATACGATGGTTCATTGCTTAAAACTGTCTTATATATGCTTACACCAATTGCTTTGGAAGAAAATGAAACTTTTAAAAATTTCAAAGTTGATAAGAATAAACTCATCAAGGTATGTTTACTTCAACATGTTTCTAAAGCTGTAAGAATGGTTCCCAATAACAATAAATGGGAAATTGAGAATAGAGGTTTTGTGTACAAATATAGAGAAGATAATCCTTCAATTAAGACAGGTTTACATAGTGTAGCGTTAATGTCTGAATGTAATATTCAATTATCACCAGATGAAATTGAAGCGATGACAATCATAGATAAAGATTGTAATGATACTCAAAGCTTTTTATTTTCATCAATTCTAACGGAAGTTGTCAGAATCGCTAATAGTAAAACTTATCTAATTTCAAGAGAAAGTAAAAAACGTAAAAATGGAGAAAACAAAAAGTAGTCAGGAAGCTTTTAAAGAAGTACAGAATTTTTTAAGAAATACATCAAGCGGACAAATTCAGAAAGATGAAATGGAAGTAAAATTTACAAAGATTCATCCCAACGCTGTAACTCCAAGTTATGCACATGATGGTGATGTAGGTATGGATTTATATGCTGTTTCATACGAATGGGATGAAGAAAATGATTTTTACGTATATCATACAGGTCTCAAGATGGAAGCTCTAAATAGAGTTGGAGGTTTTCTTTTTCCTCGTAGTTCAAATCGTAAAACAAATTGTTATCTTGCAAATAGTGTAGGTATAGCTGATATCATGATTTATAGGGGCGAAATTATGCTTTGCTTTAAAGATAGAACATCTTCAGAAGATAGAATTAAACATGCTGGTTATGAAGCATTCTTTGAAACAATGTCATATTCAACATTAGAAAAGGCTTTAGTAGAAAAGAAAAATGCTGAAGATAAAATGAAAGAACGTATCAAGAATTTGGAGTTTGCTCCTTATAAAGATTTATCAAAAGCTGTTGGACAGATTGTTATTCTTAATTTTGATAAAGTAAAATTAAATGAAGTAGATAAACTCTCTGATAGCGAAAGAGGTGAAAAAGGATTCGGCTCAACAGATATAAAAAAATAATCATATTTTAGTTTTTAACGTGATAGGAAAAGCCTATCACGTTTTTTTGTTGACTAATAGATAAATAATTTTATTTTTTATAAAAAAAGAAATGTATGATAAATTAAACATTGTTATACCATCAAGGGTACCGATTAGTGAAAAATATGACTTTGTTGAAAATCTAAAAGAAACAAGTGAGTGTGATATATTTGTTTTTTGGATAGAAAACCCAGTAGGAGAAAGTTTAAGTGTTTTGTACAATGATATCTTAGATAGCGAACATATCAACGGTAATATAATCGTTTTCATGCATGATGATGTCGAAATATTAAAGAAAGGGTGGGGTAAGGAAATTTTAAGATTATTCAACAAACATAGAGATTATGGAATTATAGGTGTAGCTGGCTCTGGACAATTTGACGAAGAATGCACATGGTGGAATTACCCAGAACGTTACGGTCAGATTTTGTATAGAAGTGAAGGTAAAGAGTGGATTGCAGCTTATTCTAAATTACTTAAGAAGGATTTACAAGAGGTTTGTGTTGTTGATGGAGTTTTTATGGCTGTTGATAAATCAAGAATAAAAGAATATTTTGATGAGAATATTAAAGGTTGTGTTTTGTATGATAATGATTTTTGTCTTGCCAATTATTTGACGAATGAAACAAAAGTAGGAGTAACGACAAATATACGCTTATGTCATAATTCTAATGACGAATCAAAACCAGAATGGGATGATAACAAAGAATATATCATACAGAAATATGAAGATAAATTTCCAATCATAATAAAATAAAAGTACATAGTCAATGGAAATAAACGTAGATAAAATAGAAAAGCTACCGCTAAACAAGTTATTTGAACTCAAAACAATTATTAATGATAGCGTCGTAGAGATGTCAAATAACTTAACAGAGTATGCTATGATGCACACAGGTTTTGATTTCAAAAATATGAGTGAAGAAAATAGTAAAGAATATAGTAAACTTATGCAGTTTCAAAATTTACTAAGCAAAGTGAAAGAAGTAATAAATGATAAAATAATAAAAGAATATTATGTTTAAGTTTTTAAGTAATTGGTTTAGAAACATTTTTTTATCAATGAAAGCTGGTGAAAAAATGATGAGTACAGAAAATACAAATGATAGTACTATAAGCGTCACTCAAACGATATCTAAAAATAAATTGGCTGATGACTTGTTGAAAGAAAAAATCACTCAAGATGTTGAGATGTTGAGATATTCAATGTATAAAATTGATGAAAAGGCAAATGACTATCACGTCAATTTAGATGGAACGACAGTTAAGAAAAATAAACCTAAAGTAATAAATGGAAAACATAAATTCAATATACTAAACAAGAAACTAACCGCAGGTATTGCAGACGAATTGAATAGATTGGATGAATATGATAACGAAAAGTTCACCATGGATATTCAAACTGAATATATTACTCGTTTTAAAATTGAAAAGTATATTTCATCCGTAGATGTTGATATTGATGATAGCAAGAATATCAAAAAGACATCTTTACACTTTAGTACTATTCCTAACGTTTATGATGGTAATTCAATGCCATTTATTAACGAATTGAAGAAACTGAAAGATTTACCATTAGATAACGAGTACGCTGTTTCAAGAAACGAAATTGCAAGTTCTATGCTTACTCTTTCATTTGTATGCCTGAAAGTTGATGAAGAATATGATTTTACTAACTATAGTTTCTTGAATCCAAAGTTGGTCGAAGTTAAAGAAATTGGTACAGAAATCATCTTAATATTTGAATGGGAGGAATATATGCGTAAAGCACTTAATCTAAGTGAAAAATATTATTCAGAAGAAAGAGAAAAACAATATCAAAATAATGAAGCTAAAGAAACATCTAAAAACTTGCGTGCAGTTTTACGTGTTGTAAAGTGTTCTGTATGTGGTAAGGTTTGCCAAATGGATGGTAATGAAGCTAAAATATTTGATAATGGACAAGTAATATGTAATGATTGTTTGAAAAAACAGGAAAACAATAATTGATTTAAATAAAATAAATTCTATATTTTAATATGAAAACTATAGCAATAGAATTAAATCACGTAGTGAGAAATATTAACAAGCAGTTAATTAAATACTATAAGCGTAACTTTGATAATTCGTTAGATGATGAAAATATTGACGAAGTTAAGGAAAACGTAATTGAAAAGTACATTCACTTTGACAGTAAACAAGAATTTCTACAATTCATTTATGAAGACTATCCTTATGAAATATTCGGCTGTGCAAATCCAATAGAAAGAAATTTGCCAACTAAAATAAATAACTGGATGTACAATCTAACTAATTTCGAAGACGAAGAAATTAATGTAATTTATTATAGTATGAATGAGGATGCTTTAACCATTCAATCAACTTATTTCTTCCTTAGTAAAATTGGCGCAAGAGTAAGAATGGTCATTTTCCCATCTGATATTAAAGAAGTTTATAATATTGCGGATGTTATAGTTACTTCAAATAAAGAATATAGTACAAAATGTCCAAATGACAAGAAGTGCGTTTTGATTAGAAGTAATGGTCTAACCGAAAAAGATATTGATGAAAATAGTATTTCATATGATTCATTGGAAGACATGTTCAATGATGAAAATTTCTTAAAAACAATTACATCAAAAGAATAATATCTACATAAAATTAGTAGCATATATAAAAATAAAAGTTATGAACGAAAAACAGACAAAGGCAATTGAAAAAATTAATTCTGAAATTGAAAGAATTAATAAGAATGAGAATAAAATATTTTTCTTTGTAATTGATACAAAGGGTAATCCAAGCGGAAGTTTATCTTATGTATATAACTTGGCTATGATTCTCCATAAAAATGGTTATAACGTTTCTATGTTGCATCAAGAGGAAGAGTTTGTAGGTGTTGGAGAATGGATGCCAGTAGAGTATACAGAATTACCTCATTATAACATCTCTAAAGATGATATTGAAGTAGCACCAAGTGATATTCTTTTTATCCCAGAGATTTTCGCACAGGTTATGAATCAAACTAAGAAATTACCTTGTAAGCGTATCGCCATTTTGCAGAATTACGATTACATGGTTGAACAGATGCCGTTTGGTGGACAATGGGGTGATTTTGGTATTATGGAGTGCGTGGTAAACACGAACGAAAATGCTGGTTTGATTAAAAGTGTATTCCCTTATGTAAAAACTACAACAATTAAACCATATATTGAAAATATTTTTGGAAGAACTAATGAACCTAAGAAGATGATTGTTAATATCGTTTCACGTAATCAAGAAGATATTAATAAGATTGTAAAACCATTCTATTGGAAGTATCCTGCATTCAAATGGGTTTCTTTTAGAGACCTAAGAGGATTTAGCCGTGAGCGCTTTGCAGAATCGCTCAGAGAAGCAGCAATTACTATCTGGGTTGATGATTCTACCAGCTTTGGTTATTCGGCTATTGAAGCAATGCAAAGCGGTGCTATCGTTATTGCAAAAATACCAGACAATAAATTAGAATGGATGACTGACGAAAATGGTGAGTTCAAGAACTGTTGCGTATGGTTTGATGATTTTAACAATGTGCACAAACAGATTGCAAGCGTAGTACGTTCATGGACTACCGACAAGGTTCCTGATGTAATCTATAAGGAAGCATCTAAAGTTGGCGAAAATTACAAGTATGAAACAACTGAGAAAGAATTTGTAGAATATACAAAGGGAGTTATCGAGAATAGAAAGAAAGAAATGGAAGAATTGTTAATTCAACTTAATAGTAAAGAAAATAAGGATAAGAATAAATAAAAATATGGAGAATTTAGTTGTTGTAATACCTGTACATGAGTTTAATGACGAAGTAGGTAAGTTGCTTACTAACGCAATTAATTCAGTACAAGAGAATATTGAAGTACGTGTTTCATGTAAAAAAGGTCTTGAAAGCAAGATTAAGAAGTATTTAAAAGATTGGTCAGATATTAAGATTATTACGAGTGATAAGAGTGATTTTGCTTCACTTGTAAATAATGGTATTAAAAATTCAAAATATTTTTCAATTCTTGAGTACGATGATGAGTATACACCAATTTGGTTTGACAATGTAGAGAAGTATATTGATGCAATGCCAGATGTAAGTGTATTCATTCCATTAACTGATATTGTAGATTTTGAAACAAAGAAGTTTAGTGGATGTGGTAATGAAGCACCTTGGGCATCGGCTTTCTCAAATAACATTGGCTTTATTGATAATGATTGTTTGCAGAATTTCTTTGATTTCTACATGACTGGTTCAGTGTTTAATACTGATGATTGGAATGAAGTAGGTGGATTGAAGCCATCAATTAAGTTGACATTCTGGTATGAGTACATGCTTCGTGCTACAAATAAAGACCAGAAGATTTTCGTAGTACCAAAGGTCGGATATAATCATTATATGGGAAGAAAGGATAGCTTAACAGAGAACTATCGTAATAATATGTCTAAAGAAGAACAAGAGTTTTGGTTTAAATTAGCTAAGAAAGAGTATTTCTTCAAAGAAGATAGAAATAAGACTTTCGAGAATCAATCTGAAACAGAAGATAATGTAGAAGAAGAAAACAAAGACTAATATTTTATAATGTTAAAAAAATGAATGGTGTTATTGTTGAAATAATACCATTCATAGTTAAAGAGCAGCACGGAGATTTCATTAAGAAATGTGTTAGGAAGTGTGCTAAATGTACAAAATATGCTCTCAAAAAATATATAATAAGACATTTCCTACAACAAATAAGATGGCAAAAAGAGGAAGAAAACCATCCGCTAAGAGAAAAGGTTATTTTTACGAAGAACAGGAAGAAGCGGTGGTTAATTATATTAACTCAAATAGTAACAAAGAAAAAAATCAAATCTTTAATACAATTCTTTTACCAGCATTCACAAAAATGATAGAATCAATCATTAGAAGATATAACTTATACCCTGCTGATGAAGATTTTAGTGATACATTTAATGATACTATATCTTTCTTGATGACAAAGATATATAACTTTAAACCTGAACAAAACAAAAAAGCTTATTCATATTGTGGTACAATTTGTAAAAACTACTTAATGGGTAGAATTAATCAGGATATAAAAAATCAAAAAAGAGTTGACCACTATGATTATTTCAACGCTGATTTGACAGATAGTTTGAAACATTCTTATCAAGATGGAAATTCCAAATTAACATATCTAAATGAATTAATGGGTGATACTGTATTCAAAATTGGTAGAATCATTGATGATAAAGAAAAATTACGATTGAATGAAAATGAAACCAAAGTAGGAAAAGCACTTATTAATCTAATGACTAATTGGGAAGATTTGTTTATACAAATGGGTAGTGATAAGTTTAATAAGAGTTCTATACTTTTGTTTTTGAAAGAAACTACTAACCTTGGTACAAAAGAAATTAGAGATGGAATGAAACGTTATAAAGCAATATATTACGATACCAAGAAAAGAATGATTGATACTATTTATATGTAAACAATATTTTATGGGAAAATTAAAAATTGAAATAAATAATGTACAGAATATTAAAGACTTATTGCAAGAAACATATCGTTTAGCTGACGAACAAATTACACAGGCACAAAACGAGATAAATAAACTCGCAAATGCAACACAACTTCAAAACGAAGTAATGGATGCTAAAGGAAAATATGCAAAAGCAATGAATGATTTCATGGGTATCAAAGATAAAGCAATTGCAAAAAAATTAGATATTGCAAAACTTCTTACTGATATATATCAGCATAATGGCGATGTTAAGGGTGCACTTAGTGATGAAAATGCAAGTGTAATGGGAAGTTTCGACATAAAAGCAATCCGTAAAACAATAGACGAAGAGTATAATAAAAAAGAGAAAACTAAAACTATTGAATTAAAAAAATAATATATGGTAGAAGCACTTAATAATACCAATTTAAGTTATAAGAAAAAGAAATTAAGCGATAAAGTAAAAACATCTATTGCTACCGCTAAAGGAGTCGTTGGAACAATTAAAAAAACCACCGACTGTCTTGGTATTTCTATGAATGCTAATAGCTCAAATGGTAAAACTGAATTAAGTGTCAAAAATGATAACGCCATACAATTATTAATCGAATTATTAACTTTAGTCGGAGTTTCAAAAGAGGATATGGTTAACTTCTTAACCAAATATCTTACTTACTTAATGCCTGCATTGGAAGTTGGTGTTAAAACACTATTACTAACCAACCTAAAAGGTATGATTTCTTGTTCGTATGACCCTCGAATACCTGAGAACCTTAGAAAGTATAACCCAAGAGGAGAAAACGCAACAGAAACGAATAGAAGAGGTATAGACATAGGTGTAGAATCTATTGACCTTATAGGAAAGTTATCTAAGTCTCCATTTGGTGATGGAAAAAATCTATATTTTGGTATTAACCCAGAAGCGACTACTAATGCTTATCAATTAGCAAGAGCCAATGATTTTGATGCATTCCTATGGTTTGTAATACATAAAGCTAAATTCCCAAGTCCTTCAATTGTTAACGATGAGAATCTTGATACTTGGTTTAAAAGTAGATATAAAGAAAATCTCACTTTAAATAATACTATAGACCCTATTAAAATAGGTTATCGAGATACTAAAAATAACATTAATACAGGTGTAACATCTTTATTCCAAGATATTGTGATAGATTATCCAGAGCCATTATCGGTTACAGGACAAACTACATGCATTATGCCTGGTAATACTTTCGTACAAAAGAAAAATGGTAAATATGGAAGTGTTATAAGTTTATGCGTTACCGCAGAAGAATCTGTTAAATATACAACAGATGTTAATAATATCACAAGCACAAATCCAGAAGAAAGTCAAAAATTAGGAACTAAATATATTTCAAGAAGTGAAATTGTTCCAGTATCAGATGATTGGACAAGTGCTAATTGGTATGTTAATCCAAAGAGATACTTCTATCAGAATTTAGGTTTAGATGCTTTCTCTGGAAAGAAAAAATTAACCGACAGTAGAAATTACGCACAGGAAAAACCAATATGTAATTTGCAGTTCTTTGACCAATCTTCAAGTGTAGGACAAATTAATGGTATTGTAGATAATCAAATACGTTTAACTATACTTCCACGTCCTCTTTTACATGTACCCGAAAAAGGAGAACCAATTTGGAGATTCCAACGTATATTATTTAACGAAAAAGGGGAACCAGATAAAGATGGTAAGTATTCTATCCATCCTGGTAAATTTGAAAAAATAAAAAAAGAAGTTACAGAAATAACAAAGATAAAATCAGCTGAGAAATATGAAAAAATAACTAATGGACTAAGAACAAGTACACCAGTAGTAGCTTATAATTGGATAGAAGTTACCAATGGTACACCATATCCAACTACAGTAGAAATTTTTTCAGCAGGAAATAGCCAAAATGAATCGCTTGTAAAGAAATTAAATATTAAAGCATTTCATAACAAATATTATAAGTTAGATAAAGATAGTAAATATGATATTTATTTCGTAATTAGCCCATCACCTGTAAATGGAGATAAAAAAAATACTAAAGTGCCAAATATTTCTGATGGTAAACTTTTTATTAAGACAATTAAAGTTGATAGTGATTCGATTAAGCAAAATAGTACAGTAGAATACTGCTTAGATAGAAATCCTCAAAAGATAGGTATAAGTATCAATAAGTCCACAGGTGCATATAAAGTTATAAATACTAAAAACCCTAACCAAGATATTCTTCCTTATTTACAGGAAGTTTACAAAGGTCTAACAATCTATGAGTTTAACTATGATTGGGTTATGGGTATGAAACTTTTCGATGCAAAAAATATAATTACAAATCTTTTAGAAAGTACTTTAGGCGCAAAATTTGGTGGTTCGGTTAAATTAAGTTTTGAAAAGAAAATAGAACTTGAAAAGATTACTCAAGTTATTAAAGAGATAATAGAGTCTGATGATACTGAGTTAAAGGATTGTTACTACTCTTTTTCTAATGATACATACGATGCTATGTTACAACGTTCAGAAGAAGCATATCATAACCATGCATCATTTAGAGATAATCAAATAAAATATGGTGACTTTACCGAAGTAAAAGAACTTATTGATAAATTTGATAACAATGCGACACTTCACGAACAAAGAGATTTGCTTAAACGAATTATAACTAAAGCAACAGTAACTATTTCAGAGTCAGAAAAACCAGTCAATAGACCAAAAATTGAATTTAACTTCGTTAATAATTTAATAGAAAATCTAATCACAAGTCTTGTAAATTCACTTTTAACACCAAAAGTTTTAATGGTAATTATGGTGAATAAGAAAATAATGGGAAGTGATATAGGATTGATATCTTTTCAAGATATAATAAATTCAATGCGCTCACTAATAGTTGCTATCGTAAAGGAAGTTAAAGATGCTATATTACAAGAGTTATTAAAATTGCTATTAGAGAAACTATCTCCTATAGTTAAATTAATGGAAGATATGTTGTTACAGGAAACTCTTGGCTATTATAGAGATTTAATGATGCAAATAATGAAAGAATGTAGTTTTAGTCTAAATCTTCCTTGGTTTAAAAATCAATTTGAAAATACTTCTACTGGAAACGTGGATTATGCTGATATTGATAAGAGTGAAACAATAAATGACCAACCTACAACTAACAATTGTTAATTTAGAAAGATATGGCTGTGAAGTTGTTGTTATCAATTATTTAGAAGTATCAAGCGAAGAAGAATGTATTATAATAAAAGAAGTACAGAACGCAAGAAATAATTAAAAAAATACAAAATAATTAGTATAATGTTTAGAGCAATTAAAGTAAGATTATATCCGAATGAACAACAGGAACAAGCAATAAATCAATTGCTTGGTGGTTATCGTGTTGTTTATAATCAAACACTTGCTCTTAAACAAGAAGCTTATAATTTAAATAAAACAAATTTGGGTCTACGTGATTTATCAAAATATTTTTTTGGTACTTTACGTAAAGACGAGGAATATAGTTGGTTGAAGGAACAGAACACCAAAGTAGTGAAACAAGCCATACGTCAGATGTTAACAGCGTATGAAAACTTTTTCAAATTGCATAAGGGGTTTCCAAAGTTTAAGAGTAAAAAGGATAAACAATCACTATTATTTCCGCTTGAAACTATTTCAAAAAAGAATACATTTGAAACAAAACATATAAGTTTAGTTAAAACACTCAAGAATATTAAGTTCCGTTGTTCAGACTTGTATTTTAAGAGACTGCAAGTATATAAGGATAAAATAAGAAGTGCAACCTTAACGAAAACCAAGAGCGGTAATTACTTCTTATCAATCCTTGTAGATATACCTCAAGATGAACTTGTGAAATTTAAGAAAACTGGCAATCAAATTGGTATAGACCTTGGGGTTAAAGATTTTGTTATAACTTCTGATGGTGAAGTGTTTGAGAATAAACACTTTTTAAAGAAAGAAGAACAAAAGTTGAAAAGGCTCCAACGACAACTATCCAAGAAGAAGAAAGGTTCAAATAACCTAAACAAACAACAAATAAGAATAGCAAAGGTATTTGAACACATAACAAATAAGAAAGAAAATTATATTCATTCTGTCGTGAATGAGTTGCTGACATATTACGATACTATCTATATGGAAGACTTGAATGTAAGGGGAATGTTAAGAAATCATAAATTAGCAAAATCTATCCAAGAGGTTGGATTATACAGATTCAAGTCAGTATTACAGAGTAAAGCACTTGTTAACAATAAACAAGTTATATTTATTGGTAGATTTTATCCGAGTTCAAAGACCTGTTCGTGTTGTGGATACAAGAAACAAGATTTGAAGTTAAGTGATAGATTTTGGGTTTGTCCAGAATGTAACACAAAACATGACAGAGATATAAATGCTGCAAGGAATATCTTGATTGAAGGACAAAGAGTTCTTTGTGGGTAAAAAGAAAAAAATAGTAGGTAGACGTACTACCGAATTTACGCTTGTGGACTATCCTCCTATGGATGACTGATTGCAGTAAAATACAATGTACTAAAAAGTAGTGATAGGGTGAAGCAAGAAATAAATAAACTAAAATAAAATATTTAATTAGAATTTTATGTACGGAATAGAGCAAATCTGTAATACTATAAAAGGTTTCTTTGAAAGAATAAGAAAACCTGCACCTGAAATATCAAGCATTTTAATAGTATGTGCTATTGCAAAAAGAAAAGGTTTATCTGTGATTAATTCAACCGCAAATGTTATTGAAGATTTAAATAAAATGGGTATACCTATTGGCGATATGCCAGACGGTAGCCCAAATTTAACGATAGGCGTTGAATATGCACGATGGAAAGAAATAGTTAGAACTTTCCATGAAGACGCAAAAATACAAACATCAAATGTGCCAGGTGGAGTTAGTTTCACAGGTGCTGGTGCTAATGCTGGTGGTCCTGTAGTAGTGGAAGGTGTAAATACAAATGCAAGTCCTGGTTATGGATTAATATCTTAAAAAATAAATGGTTATGAAATTATCTAACGAAGAAATAAAATTGAAAATTAAATCACTTGAAAATGAATATGAAAATAAAAAATCAAAAGTGATAAAATTAATAAATGAATTATCTGAACTTGATGAAGAATATATCAAATTGACTGAAGAATTAGATAACGGACGAAAAGAATTTATAGTATGAATACAACAATGTTTCTTTTAGGTAAAGTTGAGGAAGTTGAAGACAGAACTACTCCTAATGGTTCTGATGGTCTACGTGTAAAAGCACGTACTACTTCAGATAATACACTCGGTATCGTTCCATGGGCATTTCCTTTACTTCCCAAAGTTTTTCAGTCAGTTCCAAAGGTAGGTGAATATGTATTAATTTTTCTTACTGAAATAGGTAATACTGGTAGTCAGAGATATTATATAGGTCCAATTATATCCCAACCACAGGATTTTGAATTAAGCAATACTAAGGCTAAAGCGTTAAGTTTAACTCAAGAGAATGTAAGTAAACCTTTAAAGAAAATAACTAATGATAATTACACTAAAGGTTCTTTCCCTGAACCTAATGATGTTGCGGTAGTAGGACGTGGACAAGAAGATATAGTATTAAAATTTGATAAAGATACAGAAACAAGTGAAGTTGATTTGCGTGCTGGTATAAGACAAAAACCAGTTAATGATGATGACCCCTCTAAATTTGGTAATATCATATTTAACTCAATAGACCCAACATATATTCAATTAAAGTATAAAAAGAATCTTGTTAGTGGAGATGATACAAAAACAGGAACACCTCAACATGCTAATAGTATTGTCAATGTAGTTGCTGATAAAATTAATTTAGTAAGTAACAAAGATAATGATGCAAGCATATATATCCATGATAATGAGAAATTAATAGAAGATAAGAATCTTTCAAATCTCATGTCTTCGTTACATCCAGCAGTTAAAGGTGATAAACTGATGGAGTTATTAGAAATTATGCGTGAATCTATTTTACGTCATGTTCATCCTTGGGCTGGTATGGAACAGTGTGGTGACTGGGCAGGTGCTATAAATAAACTAAAAGATTACTCTATCAACGAAATCATCTCTCAAGATATTCGTATTTCATAAACTATTTATATATTAAACGCTTAAAAACAATGTTAGAACGTACATATTTATCCAAATTCAATACCATAATTAAAGGTAAAAAATATAATACAGGGCTTAATCCTATTGCAGAATTATGTTACGGATTAAGTACAACACGTATTTTATGTTACTTCGACATTGATAATATATCTCATCTTATTAAAGATGGAATTATGCCAGATAGAAGTAAAATGAAACATATCTTACGCATTACTAATGCTGGGTCTATTGATTTCACACAACTTCATAACAAAGAAACAAGTACAATTCATGACTGTAATAGACATCGTGCTACTTCTTTCGATATCATCTTTTTCTTAATTCCTAAAAAATGGGATAGAGGTAAAGGTTTTGATTATTCTACAAGTTCTTTTAATATTGATTTCTATAGTGGAAAACAAACAGACCCTGATAGATTAATATCAACAGATGGTTGTAATTGGTATCAGGCAAGAAATGGTGTCAAATGGGATGAGGAAGGTGTGTACAGTAATGAAACTTTCTCAAAAGAATATGATAAATTCGGAACTATTGCTGGAAGTAGCATAATAATCGGTAGACAGCATTTCGATATTGGTAATGAAAACATTTCGCTCGATGTAACAAATGTTATAAATCAAATGATAGATGGTGAAATAGAAAATAATGGTATCGGTATAGCGTTCTCGCCACAACTTGAAAGAACTGGGGAGAATACTGGTTTTGCAAAATCAACCACAGAAGAATATGTAGGTTTCTTGACTGACAAAACGAATACATTCTTTGAACCATTTATAGAAACAGTATATAATGATTATATTTCTGATGATAGGTCTAACTTTGTTTTAAATAAAAACAATAAATTATACCTTTATTGTTCTATGGGCGGAACCTTAACTAATTTAGATAAAAGACCAACCGTAACAATAAAGAATAGTAACGAAGAAGTTATTACAGATAAATCTGGTAAACTATGTGAAAATATAGAAAGTAAACAATATAGTAATGGTGTTTATTATATTGAACTTAATTTACCAAAAGAGAAATACGAAGCAGATACTATGTTCTATGATACATGGAATAATATTGTATATCAAGGAACTGAATTTGATGCAGTTGAACTTGATTTTACTACAAAAAATCCACGTTCATATTTTAACATTGGTTCAAGTATAACAGAATCACAAAACTTCACACCCTCTCTTAGCGGTATAAAAGCTAATGAGAAAATTAAAAGAGGTGACGTAAGAAAATTAGTAATCGTTGCTAAAGTTGATTATAAGAAAGCGGACAGTGCATTAATAGATGGAATGCAATGGCGCTTATATACCAAAGACGGTGAAAGAGAACTTGATATAATACCATTTGAAAATGTAAATAAAACAAATACCGAAAATTATGTATTAGTAAATACTAATATGTTGATTCCGCAAAATTATTATGTTGACATCAAAGTTAATTACGGTATGCAAACAATTATTCATCACGATTCATTACATTTTAAAATTGTTGATGACTTAAATAACAAGTATATATAAATGTTATCATGTCAATAGCTGAAAGATTAATAGAACTAAAACTCATTAAACATAATCTTAAAACGATTATTAATGGGCTTGGTGGACGTTGCGGTGAAAATTTTACTCTATATCATACAGATTTAGAGAAATTAATCACGGAAAGAGATACTGGTAATGAATATTTTACAAACTTTAATATTTCAGATAATATTACAAAAATAGGTGATTACGCTTTTCCAAATGCTAAATTTTCAAGTATAAATGTCCCCTCATCAGTCAAAAGTATCGGTGAGAGGGCTTTCTTTAATAATAGGTCTCTTACGTCTGTTACTATTTCAGAGGGTGTTAAACAAATAGGTAGTGATGCTTTTAATAGTTGTTCAAATTTAGAACAAATCAATCTACCGCAAAGTTTGGAATATATTGGGTGGGGGGCATTTAATAATTGTCGTAAACTTCCAAGAATAATACTACCTACAAATATAAAAGAAATAGGTAGTTATACTTTTGCAAATAACAGAGAATTTACTAATTTTGAATTTCCATCAATGGTTACAAGGATTGGTGATAGTGCTTTTAGTAACTGTAGAAAACTTGGTAATATAACATTACCAGATAATTTAACTTATATTGGTAGAGAAGCATTTGCTTATAACCAAGTTATGACGGAAGTCACTATCCCAGATACTGTAACAACATTAGGTAATGGTGTATTTGCTTATTGCATGAATTTAGAAAAAGTTACATTTCCAGAACATGCCATTATTAATTTAACAGATGGTACTTTTAAATTTTGTACAAAACTTAGAGAAATTAATTTACCAAATGGTATTACTACTATATCATATATTATGTTTCAGAATTGTGCTAATCTTACATCAATAACAATACCAGATACTGTTATAAGTATGGGCAGTAATGCTTTTATGAATTGCACAAAATTAAATGATATACAATTATCTCAAAATCTAACAAATATAGGTAATTCGACTTTTTATGGGTGTACAGCATTATCTTCTATAACTTTACCTAATAGTGTACAGGCGTTTGGTGATTCAACATTTAGAGAATGTACCAATTTACAGAATATTATAATCCCAGAAGGTGTAACAAAACTTGAAAATAATTTATTTTTTAATTGTAAATCTTTAACAGAAGTTACTCTCCCATTAACATTAGTTACTATGGGACTTAATATTTTTTGGGGTGACACGTTACTCACAAATATTACTATTCCGAAAAATGTAACTACTATTGGAAATAGTTGTTTTCAAGAATGCGGTTCTCTAACCAGTATTACATTACCAGAAAGTTTAAAACAATTAGGGAGTTCTTGTTTTAATGGTTGCGTAAAACTTCAATCGTGCAATATACCAAGTCAGGTAACACGTATCGAACCTGCTACTTTTTACAGATGTCAAAGTTTAACTTCAATCACAATACCAGATTCGGTAAATTATATTGGTAATAGTGCATTTGACGGATGTACTAAATTACAAAATGCTAATATTCCTAATAGTGTTACAAGATTAGAAGATAGAATCTTTAATAATTGTGCATCATTAACAAACATCACAATACCCAATACAGTAACATTTATTGGACAAAATACATTTGGTGGATGTAATAATATAACAGAATTGATTATACCAGAAGGTGTTGAAACAATATCACAAGGTGCCGTTCATGCCTGCCAGAAATTAGAAAGAATAGTAATACCACACTCGGTTAAAGAAATTTTAGGGCAAGGTATATTCTATGCACATCCAAAATTAACCGATGTTATCTATAACGGTACTAAAGAGGAATGGAAAAAGATTAAAAAAGCTACTAACTGGTGGACACAATCAGGTTTAGCCGTTATAAAATGTACTGATGGAGATTTTCCTCTAAGGAATTATTTAACAACAGAAGCATAAAAAATACAGCATAAAAATATATGCTGTATTTTTTTAGTTAATATTCTAATGTAAAAATATTTTCATTAATAAGATTATAATAATCATTTCTATAGTACCGTACATAGTCCATAATGCGTCCTTTATATCTGGTACATTTCCTTTAAAATACCTTGGGTCAAACCAATACTCTTTGCCAAACGCAAATAAAGCCGTTATAAGCGTTGATATTGCTACAGAAGTATAAATATTAACACCCAATACTAATAACGCAATACAGGTTAAAAAAAACACTAAAGAACCGACTTCTTTATGTATTAACTTATCCTTCTCTACATTATCTACAATCCAAGTGAAAATTTTCGCTAATTTTTTCATTACTCATTCTTTCCTACTATCTTCTTAAGTGCTTCATCAAGACCAACTAATTTTTCTTCTAAAGCCTTTACTCTTTTAGCTAATGCACTCTCGTCACCTACTAATGAATCAGCATATTTAATTAAATGGTCTGTAGATGAAAATGAAACTACTTTATCAGCACTGTTTTTTATACTTAAAGTTTCATATCCGTCGGCATAGTTAACAGCAATCTCTCCATAATCCATTACTGAAGAATCTGGTAATTTAGGAGTAACAACTCCGCCAGCAGCTGTGTTGGTATCTTTTGATTTTAAATGAAGAATCTTTCCCATAATCGTTTTATTTAATTTAATCTCTATAAAATATAAACATTTCTCATACTTAATAAAGATTACTTAACTAAAAGAGCCGTGCCATAAAGAAGCACAGCTCTTTAATTTATTTATTAAAATTAATAAGTACCTCCGTCAATACTCTTTAATATAAGTGTACCATCAGCAGCAAAACCAAAGTTAGCAATATTCTCTTCTGTAATTGCATCAGCTGCTTTTACAGAAACCTTAGAATGGTCATCAGTAGCAACCTTGATACCATCTCCAGCCTTTACAGAAGAACTCTTACCGTCTATTGTTGCGTAAAGTTTAGCAATAGCAGTATTGATATTATCACCCTCAGCAGGTTCTGCAGCAGTTGCTGTTGCATAATTCTTCAATGTAATAGTACTACCATCAATTACTAATTTAGCGGTAGAAATCTTATCAGGATTTTTAGTCACAGGTACTTCTGCATCATTCAAAAGAATCTTATCAAGTTTAGTATCTTTTAAATCATTCAAAGAAGCAGCAACTACTTCCTCATTCTTAATTATCTCTTCCTCTATGTTTTTAACTGCTTGAGTAACAGTGCTATTTTCTGTTATACCAGTGAAACCCTTTGTATCGGCAGTAAAGCCTTTCAATTTAACATTATCACCAGCAACATTATCAGATACAGTAAATACTTTACCGCCATCAGTACCAGCACTTTCTACTACAGATACATGTTGATTAGTATCAGCAGAAACGGTTACAGCTGCATTTTTCTTAGCATTTTCAATTGCAGTCTTTACACCTGTTAACTTAAGACCATTCTCGTCTACAGTAAGGTATTCTTCTGAGTCAGTAGCCAATTTAACAGATACTTCTCCAGCTTCACTAACCTGAAGACCTGATTTAAACTCTGATTGTGCCAAAAGTGTTGAACAATCAACATATACAGTCTGGTCTTCACCATTAACATCAACATAAACATATTTTAAGAACTGACCAGATTTATGCGCATCATTTTCAGCTACAAGTTCAAGAGATTTTAAAGAACTATCTTTGTATATTTTAATATGCTTTCCTTCTGCAAGGTCAGCGCCACCTTTACCAACAATAGTATATTCTTCCTTAACAGTTGTATCTGTTGGGGTTACTGCAGAAATAGTTACAGAAGCGTATAACGCATTATTTTCATCTTTAGCAAGAATCTTATCGTCTGCCTTAATACTAACGCTTGCTTTAGCAGCATTATTCTCAATCTTAGACAATGCCTGTGCGATAGTATCATCTTCTGATATTGCGCCTTCTTCTGTACCTTTAGCAAAACCTTTCAGTTTAACATCTTTAACAGGGGTTTTTACTGCTGATACCTTACCATTTGCCTGTGCTACAGATGTGATAATAGAACCCTCTTCAGATACTTCAGCAAGTGTCATACCTGTAGTTGCATCTTTAATCTTCTTGTCAAGAGAACCAGTAGTAGAGTCATCACCATTTAAAGTTGCAAGTTCATCTTCTAACTCCTTTACAGTCTTAGTAGCTGCACCCTTCAACTCTGAAACTGCATTATCAGCATATTTTTTAGCACCTAATACAGACTCACTATCCTTGGTATCATTAGCGGTATCACCTTTAAGTGCAGCAATAGCCTTCGCTACAGTATCAGTTGAAGAGAAACCATCACCTAATTTAGCCTTCAATTCATTTAATGCTAAATCGGTTACAGAACCTGCAGAACCGTCTGTTAAAAGTGTATAAGATGATTTCTCATCTGTAGTGTGGAAAAGTGCCAAAAGAGTTTTTACCTCCGCACCCTCTTTATATCGTCCAAGGACAGGAACACCATCCTTAACCGTCTTATTAGTTGCAAATTCGTCTAACTTAGCAATAGCTTCTGCTCTTGTATTAGAAGGAGTTAAGTTTCTGAATAATTGAATGTGTTTGTTTAAAGCCATAATATTATAATAAATTATTTATTTGTTATTAATAAGTATCTTTTTCAGGTTTTCCCTCAATATCCAAAGTGTCTTTTAAATCATCTACTACTTCTTTTAAAGATTGAATATCATTATTAAGTTCCTGAACTTTAGCGTCATAAACAGATTTCTGAACAACATCACCGACAATGTCTTGTACATCAACCTCTAAATTACTTCCGCCAGTAACAACAAATGTAATTTTCTTTGTTGCTGGATTATAAGAAGCTGATTGTATTGCGTTGTTAGCAGGTATATCAATATTTCCTATCTCATTTTCTCCCTGTTTTACTACATAACGTTTAGACACGCCAGTAGGTGCAACACCGTCTGATAAAGAAATAGTAGAAGCAGTGCTTGCACTTAAAGCTGCAATAGCTGCGTCCTGTTCCTGATTCTTACTTTCTAATGCTTGTTCTTTATTATCTTGTTCAGTATTCTTAGATTTGATACTGTTTATATCTGCTGTGTAGTCTTTACTTCCCGTACAAGAACAATTACCGCCACCGATACTTAAACCTTTAAATTCGTCCTGTTCTCGATAGCCGTATGCTATTAACGGATTAATTTTTCTTTTAGCCATATATTAAATATTTATCTATTTTCTAAAGTCTTAATTCTTTCGTCCATTTTATGAATTAATCTTACTAATTCATTTTGGAAGTCGTAATCAGCAAATGCTTCGTGCATACGCTTGTGAAGTACATCGAGAATACCATTACCAGAGTTATCATAGTTAGCAATACCTGTTTCAACATTCTTCAACTCTGATATATAACCTATATCTTTCGTTAACTTGGTAATCTTCTCAGTTGCTTCAAGAAGTTTAGCATCATACTCTCGTTTTAAATCGTTTTTAAGTTGAAGTAATTTAGCTTCAACTTCTGGCTTAGAATAAACATCTTCTTTGTTAGCCTTATCACCATCAAGTTTGTTAATATCTCGAACGAGGTCGTCCACATTTAATTCTTTAGCCTTAATGTTAGATTTCCATTTATCTTTCAATAAAGATGTCAGAGGACTAAGTTTCTCATCAAGTTGTGATTCATCTACTTTGCCAGCAAGTTTATCATTTAAAACACCAACTTTATTATCAACAGCAGTAACTTCGTCACGAGTTGCACCGCTAAGTAAAGGCATATACTTATTAGCTGCTTCCGTCTTGGTTAATAATGTAGGTGATAAGTTTTCTAAAGCGTCAACTCTTGTATTTGTATTATCAAGATTGTCTTTAGAGGCTTTAGTAGCGACATCATTCCTTAATGCAGCTATTGTATCATTAGCCTCAGTTAAAGCCGTTAAATCAGCTTTATTGCGGTTTAAAGTATTCAAAGTTACTTCTGTTGCACCACTGTAGTTGGCAAATTCACTTTTATCAAGTTTACCATCTACAACTACTTTTAATGCGTTAAGCTGTTGTCTTTGAACATCTATATTTACTGTATTACCACTAATTTTAGCTGATAACTCATTATTCTTATCATCTATACCTCTATTAAGATTACGTAAAGAATCTTCAATATCAGTTTTATTGGCTTTTACGTTATCCAATCGTGTTAACTCAGTATGTACACCACGTAAATCTTCGGAATTAGCATCAATAAGAGTTTTGAGTTTATCATCTTCCTCTTTACGTACTAACTTCTCATTATCAAGATTTTCTTTCTGTGCCTGTATTTTACCTTCAGTATCAACAAAACGAGATGTAACATCATTGCCAAGTGCATCTATTCTATCACTTAGACCTTTTTCTTTAGCGTCTACCGTTGTAGAAAGTGTATCAATACTACCCTTAAGTTCATTTTCCTTAGTAGTAGCTCTTGTCACTTCTTCCTGAATAGCGTCTGAATTTGCTTTCTCTGCACCTTTTGCACGTTCAATTTCTTCTGCTAAAGCCAACTTGTCCGCCTTATTAGAAAACAAATCAACAATACCCTTACTATTCTTAGCAACGGTATCTTTTAAATCACCAAATGTGCAAACATTCTGATTAATATCATCTATAACATCGTAAATACCATTTACAACGTCATTAATTGTTTTTACAGATTCAAGCGGTGCGTACTTACCATCGCTTTCATCTTTGGTATAATACTTATCTGGGAATCCGTCTACTTTCTTAGACAATTCAGAAATTGTATCAGACAATTTACCTTCACCTGCAAGTGCATCTACTTTTTCTTTTATAGATTCAATATCATTGGTGTTATGCTGTACCTTTTCGCCTAAATCAGCAATCTTATTAGTATTATTATTAACAGATTCAATCGTTGCCGTAATGGCAGTTTCCACTTGACCGAACTTTCCGTTCAAGTCGCCAATCTCTTTATCCTGTCTATCATCAGTGTTATGATTACCACCGCAACCACAACCAAAAGAAAAAGGATTAAGCAGATTACTTTCTCTATATGCCCAATAATTTAAAGCCATTATATATATATGTTGTTTATAATAATTATTATTACATATAAATATTTATATAATGGGTAAAACACGCCCATTTAATCAAAATGGAGAAAATTAAATTTAAAGAAGGTGATTACATCATCAATAGAAAATGTGGTGATATGGCTATATTTGATAAAGTTGATAAAAAAGGTTACATCTGGTTCAAAAAATATTATGGTAAAATGTTTCAAGAATTTAAAGATATAACAAAATTCACTTTACAAATAAATTACCAAAAATTCTACGATATATGTACACCAGAAGAAAAAGACATATTCGATAAATTATGATGAAAAGTTTAACAGAAAGTATTATCCAAAATATTATAATAGAAATATCTGGACATAATATTTTATATATCGGTTTATTGCTTGATGATAAATCAAGAGATAGACTATTAAAGATTACAGAAAGTGTAGTTGGAAACTGTGCAATTAAAGATGCTAAAACATTCTGCCACCATATGACAATTGCTTTTAAAAATAATATAAGCCAAGGTCTTTTGGAGTGGGCACAAGAACACGAAGGGGAAAATTACGAAATGATTGTCAAGAAGATAGGATTAAGTAATAAAGCTTGCGCTATTAGCGTAGAAACAGAATGCCCGTCGCTTAACCAAATAAAACATATTACACTGTTTACGCATAATGGCGGTAAACCAGTAGATAGTAACTATATCGAAGATTGGGATTTCGTCACTCCATTTAAATTAAACGGATATGTAAAAATAGTACGTAAATTTTAATTAATTAACTGAATTAATTTGCATACAATAAAAAAAATATCTACTTTTGCAAATAAATTATTATACATAATATAGATATGAAAAAAATTAAAGATTTTATTTTATGCATGGTTTCTCCAACCGCATTCATGTTCATGATAGTTTCATTTGTTATATTTTATCTATTGATACAATTCACAATAAAGATAGTTTTATAGTTTTTAAGAAGATATGTATATTAGTTACGAAGAATACAAACGTATTAAAGAAGAATTGTATAGAAGGATGCGTGGTGAGCTAACTGAAGAAGAGAAGAGACAGAAAGAAGAAACTGAAAAAGCTGCCAAACGGTTTGATATTGTTTGGGAATTATGATTTTATGATAATATAAATATTTGTAAATAAGCACTTTATAGTTTGCTCACGACATTTCTGTCGGTAGCAAAAGTTCAAAGGAGGACCGTCAATCCTCCTTTTTCCATATATACCTAAATAATCCGCAGTCCCATATTTTATAAGCACCAATCTCTTTTGTCATTTCACTTTCTGTTAATGATAAAGGTAATCCATATTTTTTATGTAATTTACTTTTTCTAAAATTAAATTTATGAAGTCTATTTGTAGAACTTACTGACGGAATATAATAACGATAATCAGGTGGTAGAATCTTATCCAACTTAAAACCAAGTAACGTATATAAATTACCGTCGGACGTTAATGTCCACCTTCTATCAGCAAATGTCTTAATAACAGATGGGTTATATGATTTAATAAAATATTTAAATAACTTTCCACCAATACCAGAACAATTATATTGAATATCACTTGCAAATCTGGTTAAATTCCAAGTATTGTTATTCTCTCTTAAAAAAGACATAACACCAACTAATTGCTCATTAAAGAAACATCCTAAATAAATTGATGATGAAACAAATCCTTGTATATGATTGTTATTTAAAAACGTTTCTGCTAATTCTTTATCAATTTCATTAATATAACATCTTCTACCATAAATTTTAGGGAAATCATTATTGCATTTAACTATATGTAATATTTTATTTAAAACTAAAACTTTATTATTGATAAACTCATCTTCAAAGATAGTAATCAGATTAACACCTTTATCATTACATCTTTGTAATTTATCAAGATGATATGACTTATCAACACCGCATAATTCGGAATGCCATCTAATACCATTATATTCTATTGCAATATTTAAAGATGGTATATAAATATCTAATTCTTTTCCGTTAAGTATTTTCCTATCATGTCTAACAATTTCATCAGTTAAACGTTCTGCTAAAAAATTATATATTTCATCTTCCGATTTTGAAACTAATTTAGCACATAAAGGACAACCACTCCCTCTCAAATGATTGCGTGGGTCTTGAGTAAATAAACCATGTGTAGGACAAACGATATTAACTAAATTCTTTCTATTGATATATCCAATATTTTCATAAGAATACTTATCGTTATGAATATTATTAGCTTGATTAATAAAATCATCTGTTCTTTTTAATAAAGATAATTTACTCTTTTCAACTTCATTTAATTTGTTATTCTCAACCTTACATAGTGGACATCCATGACCTTTTAAATGTAATATTGGTAACTGATAAAAAAGACCATGTTCTTTACAAATTATAGCAATCTTTGTTCTTGCGTTAACATAATTAACTTTAGAGTAATCATACTTATCTCCATGAATTGTCTTAGCTTCTTGAATCCATGATTCAGTATCATAAGTCTTACAGAACTTACTATAACAAGAACAACCATGTCCAGCTAAATGGCTATTAGGAAGTTGATATAAGACATTACCGCAATTCTTACATATTATTTTAACCTTTGTTTTAGCATCCTTATAACATGTTTCCGAATAATCATACTTATCTCCATGAACAGAAATTGCTTCAGAAATAAATTCTTCTGTTGTTTTATTCTTTCTACCGCCAGCGTGAGGTGATTTAGTGTAATTATCTTCTACCTTTTCTATATCACTCTGTTTCCCAGTTTTCTTCATTGGGATAGAATTATTCAAAAGAACATTCTTAACTCTAACTTTTCCAATGTGAAATTTACCTGCAATATAATTCACACCATTATTTGTTGATGTGTAAATATTACATATTTCTTTTTCTTGTTCGGATGTTAAAGTAATCTTTTTCATGTTTGCAAAGATACAAATAAAAAATAAAATAAACAAAAAAGAGAGGAACTTTTGATTCCTCTCTTAATATTTCGTAAACCTTTCGGCTTAGCGGAACTCAGAAATTGGCCAGTGTACGAGACCGTCAACACGAATGTGACCGTAGTAACGGTTGTTAACCATCTTCTTAACATAACGGGTCATGATACCCTTAACAGGTGCAAAGTTGAATGGGTTAAACATTGTAGGCGTTAAACTCATTGGTACATATGGTGCATAAATGTAACCAGTGTCAAGCAATGACTTACCCTTATGACCTATTATGATACTCCAGTGAGGTGCATATGGGTCACGATATACCTGATAACGACCACTCAAAGCACCGATACGCTCGATACCCATATTGTACTGGTCAGACTCAGCACTTGCGTCTGAAACGTGGAAGTACTCAAGGTTGTCGAAGAGTGCAGAAATCTCAGAAGAAACTACGATAAAGTTAGCACCACCACGAAGTGTTGACTTGTGAATCTGTGCAGAAATCTGATTTACCTTAGTCATTAACTCCTGATTCCAGTCTTTCTGTGTATAGTTTGTTGAGAATGCAGCCATACGTCTCCAACCGTTAACATCCCAACGTGCCTGCCAAGGTGCACCCTTACGGAGGTCACGAAGAATCTCACGGTCAATCTCAGCAGCAATCTGCTCTGAAAGAATAGCTGTCAACTCAGCCTCAGCGTCGATATTGTGGAATGCAGAAACGTCCTGTGCCAACTCTGGAGACCATGTTGCACGGAGTTTACGCTCCTCAACTGATACAGTAACTGCATCTATCTTGAATGAAACCTCACCAATCTCAGTCTCGAGTTCGAGTGAATCATACTGTGCCCAAGCTACCTTGAAAAGTGCAGCCATGTTCTGCTTGGTTGTTTCCTCGTTAGTAGCGTCTACAGCAGCTGTTAACTGGTCAGCATCAACACCTACATAACCATCAATTGTACCTGCCTGCTGTGCACATGTCTTAGCAAGGTCAAGCTCGATGTACATCTTACCCTCTGCATCACAGAGTGAACCGTACTCTACAATACCCTTACCATACTTCTGCGTAGCTACACGGAAAGGAACTGACTCATACTTCTTGAAAGCTGCAGTCTGTACATTACCACCAGCAATCTGCTGAGAAGCAATCTCTTTCATTGTGATAACTTTAAGAGATGCAAGGAAGCCCTCTGTATCCATTTCATTACCATCAGGACCAGTTAAACGACCAGCGTTGAATGCTGAGAAACCGTCAATCTGGAGAATAACGTTACGGATTGTACCATCAAAACCACTTCTCTCATAATCTTTAAGGTCTGTACCTGCGAATGGACGCATACCTGCTGCAGTACGAACTACAGGAAGTGCATTACCAACCTTAAGTGTTACCTTACCCTTAGAGTTATCATATAGGAAGTCATTGTAGAACAAGTCATAAAGAGACTTCTCGAAGTATTCAGTTACCTCTGGACCAGCCTGACGAAGTGCATCAACGCCAAGTTTAGCACCCTGTGCCTTTGCAAGTGCATTTGTATAAGTAGTAGCATCTTTTGGTTCCTGACCCAACTGTGGTACATACCACTGCTCTTTATTTAAATCTTTTACAACCTCATCTGGCAAGTAGTAACGTGGTTCAACACGACCTTCTTTATTGCGATTAACACGGTCATAGCCCATAAGACCTGTGTGACGACCAGTAGTACCATCAACGATGTCTGCTGGGTCATGTTGCTGAGCATCTGGGTACATGAACTCTCTCTGTGATGTTACAGGAAGCAAGAAGAAGAGCTTACCTACTGGGAGGTTCATAGCCTGAACTGATACAACATCGTTAGCAAGTAACTTGCTGAATACACGACGAATAATTGGGAAAACTACAGTCTCAAATGAACCAGAGTTATCTGAAGCAGTAGCCTCGCTAATAAGGTGTTTAGCCTCATTTTCATACAACGTAGCAACATTCTCTTTGATTGCACCCTCAAGACCCTCTGTAAAGCCGAGTGAGTCCCAACGCTTCTGAATGTCTTCACGTATCTTCTTTTGCATGTTCAGCTCGATATTGCCGACCTGACCGCTTGTTAAAAATTCTTTCATCAGTTAAATGAATTATTAATAATTATTTAATTTATTTCTTTGAATAGAGTTTGAAATAATCAAAAGATTAAATCTTTATGAGTAAAACTCAATGGGATAACTCATCATCCTCAGATTATATATTTGATTTTATACTCTACTTAATCTATGCATTAAATCAAGAGATTCCAAAAGGTCTGCTGACTTATAAATTGGTGTCTCATTAATCTGCTTAGAACTTGTTGCACTGATATTAGCTGACTCTGTGATGTTCATCTTATTAGCTTTTTTCAAGTTACGAGAAATATTCTCATACAAGTTCTTAGATTGTTCGATTGTTTTAGCCTCCTTGCCAAATCGTGCAATGATTTCCTTTTTCTCATCTTGAGATGTTGTATTTTCAGAAATCAACTTAATAATTTGTCCAAGGTTGACATTTGTAACTGCTGCTTCCTGCAGAACTTTCTTGAACTTAACAAGAGTCTTCTTAAGTTCTTTGTTCTCATTGAAAATCTTATTAGCTTTACGAATAATTGATTCGTTAGTTTCACGAGATTCAGATTCTGCGCTGTAACGTGGTACAACAGTACCTTTACCAGAGTTACGGGCTTTTCTACCACTTGAATTAGGTACATGAGATTTTGAAGTTGAATTTTGCTGAACGAATCCACCTACGTTTGTAGCTTCCTCAATATCATCAGCATAAATTTCAAAAATAGTCTCATCTTTTGACTTCTTGCATCCCTCTGCAAATGGCTGATTCTCTGGTTTACTATTCTTTTTACCAGACCAAGGTTTCTCTGAACCTTTAGATTTAAGTCCCTTAGAACCCCAATCTTTAGAATCCTTTTCATCTGCAACAGGAAGACCTTTAGTGTCAAGGACATTATTCTTTTGGTAATCGTCAGTATAACCTACATGTGAATCATACTCATTTAAAGCAAGTTCATAGATAGTTTCATTTGACTCATTTACTCCAGAATCATCACCCATGTCAATAAGGTATTCAGCGCCAGTCTCATTATCTTTAAGACTAACCTTGTTGTCATCACCCTTATTAACCATAACCTGGTCATCGTCAGACAGCAATTTGTAAACTTTTACGATTTCATCGTCATCCGCTTCTGAGAAGTCATACTCATCATCTCCGACTTTATACTTTTCAAATGATGCCCATTCGTCACCATCTCCATCTGTACCGTTTTCAACTTTCTCAACTTCAGTGTCATCACCCTCTGGTGTTACAGTAACATCTACAGTTGTATCGTCATCATCGGTATCAGAAGAACTTTCTGTGTCATCCTCAACTTGAGTTTCCTCAGTATCAGAATCATCCTCAGCATCATCTGCTGTCAGAGCTGCAGTATCTTCCACTTCCTCTTTATCATACTCATCCTCATCTTCCTCAGCGAGGATTCTTGCGTATGTATCACGTACTGTTTCAGAAAGAATATCCTTCACAGCATTTTCCGTATTTTCTTTCAGAGTTTGTGCAAGATTGCTATAACTCTCTAAAGAGTCTTTAACAGCTTTGCCTCTAATGTTATTAGTTTTCTTCATTCTATCAAAACGAAATTAATACGTTATTTTTATTATAAATATATCAATATTTTTAAAAAATATCTGTAAAGTAAGGTATTACATACAATTAAAGTGAAATTTAATGTATATTTTTCTTTTTCAGTTAAATTTTAAAAAACTTCTATTATAAATATTCCATCATTAACAAATAAATTAAGAGATGATTATAATATTTATTATTATATTATTAAATAATGTAAATTATGAATAAGAAGACAGAATTAGTTGAAATAAAAAAAGACAAAACAGGAACAGGTCTATTGATAGAACAAGATGGTTTTGTACAATTAAATAAAAAAGATTTCACAAAAACAGTTAATGAAAGTAAAGATGGAAATGAATGGCATTGCCCTTATCCTTTCATTGTAGATGCTGTATTTCAAAAATATGACATCAAGAATGCTAATGGAAGAATTTATCCAGAAAAGGTGCTAAAGAAACAAGTAGAAATCTACCAGAAAAAAATAGAAGAACATCGTGCGTATGGAGAATGTAATCACCCTACTGAAAGTACTATCGACCTTGGTCGTATATCTCATAATATTATAGAATTACATTGGGAAGGTCATACCCTTGTGGGTAAAATGGAATTAAATATAACTGAAGGTTTCCGTAGACATGGTATGTGTACGTCTTTTGGCGATACTATTGCAAATATGTTGCTTAACGGTTATAAACTTGGTGTATCATCAAGAGGTGTTGGTTCTGTTGAAGAAAAACTCGGACAATATATAGTTGGTGATGATTTTGAATTAATTTGCTGGGATGTAGTTTCAGACCCTTCAACACCTATGGCATATATTTCTACAGATGGTCCTGAAGGTTTGGAAACTTATATTGAAAGTAAAAATAATAATCCTCTTAATAAAAAGATTGTTTCAGAAAAGATTAATAAAATTAATAAGATTTTATCAGAATAGTTATGAAAAAAATATTTATAACTGAAAACCAAATATCTAATCTTTCTAAACATATTCTGCAAGAAAGAGATTTTAAAGATATGTATTATGATTATAGCGAAAATTTTGACGTAGAAAATATATTTCGGAATTTTTTAGATAATCCTAATGGTGTACAATCATGGGCACCTTTAATTGATAAAAATTCATATCACCAAGCATTACAAGAATTTACCAAATATGGACAATTTGTCAAATTCCCTACACGACTTTTATACCAGTGGATAGGCATTTTAACAAGAAATACAATGCAATTAGAATATAACACAATTTTAGCTGGTCATACCCAAGCTAATGCTTATGACTATTTATCTGAAGAGTTCAATTATCGTGTTGAAGAATTAGGAGAAACAGAATTAAATGGTGTGGATATTACGGATATAGATAGACATAATATATTTGACAAACTTGAAGAAATGGGTCTATATGATTGGATGAAATTGCCAGACGGTTCTGATGCATGGAGCGATTATGGTTTAGAACCTATCTATAAACATCTGAAAGAATATGACTCATCAATGCCACCAGAGAAAGTAATAGTTTTAATAAATAAAGTTCTTGATGTTTATCATCAAAGAGGTGACTTAGCTTCGGCATTTATTGAAGGTGGTAGAAATACTTTAAGTCAAATATCTAACACATAACACAAAAAAATAGCGAGACAAATACATCTCGCTATTTTTTATTCTTCATTAAAATTTTCTTCGTCGTCATCATCTTCTCCGAATGGTTCATAGTTATTTAGAACATCATCAAATTTTTCGTCATTTTCAATAACTTCTTTAACTACATTCTTAACCAATCTCTGTAATTTATTTTCAGACAATCTAACTATTCTTTTTGTCATAATCTATTTTAATTTTGAAACAGAAAAATCATTATTTTCTAAACATTCTACAAAGTTATCAGATACGTTACCAATGCATTCAGAAAGTTCGTTGTTTAAATCTTTCAAATTAACACAATCTACCTGCTTTGCAAAAATATCAAATGAAAGAAACTTCTTATGACCGTACTTCATAGCACTTGGATTTATATCAAATTCAAAAATCATTCCTCTCTCGAATTTTCCAGTTGATATAAGTCTATTTTTAAATTCTTTTTTGTATTTGTTAAGAATAAAAGACATAGCATCATCATAATTTCCCTCATACATAGGAGTAATCCATGTTCTTCCATTAATATATACAACTTTCGGATTTTCCCTATTCATTGTGCCATATTTCAATGTAACCTTGTCAGAAACATTTAATTTAATTTCTTTGACCATCTTTTTCATAAACTATATCCCTTTATTAAAAGGTAAAGTAAAAAATAAGAAAGTCAAATTAGAAATTAATCTTTGTCTTTTAAAACATCACAAATTTCTATCAGTTTAGCCAAATCACGGACTATTGTTTCAGAAGAATACTGCATACCCTGTATTTGTTCCTCTAAACGTTTTAAGTTATCTAATTCTTCAGAATCCTCTGTAACTGATAACAATTTACCAATCTCCGTTAAACTTTCATTCTTAAACTTATTCAACAACTTCTCACGCTTGGTATCAGCATCCTTATTGCGGATATTAGTTATATCCATAACGAGGCTTCTTTCGTCTTCATTAAGTTTATCTTTAAAAGTGTTGTTAAAATTACTAAACATCTCATCCAAATCAATTTTATCTGAAGCAGTTGCACGATGTTCATTAATATAATTACTAACAGTCATTAAACTGTCAGATAATTTATTGATATTTGATAAGTTTTCACGTTTAGTTAATAATGTATTACAACTCTCAAAGAATTTTCTTTTCTCATTGGATAATTTATCAGAAGGGTATATTTCGTTATCCTTCAAAATCTTTGCTAATTTCGCATTTGACTCTTTAATAGATTTTTTATCCAGTTTACCTTCCGTGAGAGTCAACGCAGTTCTTACAAAAGATGTGCTGTCTGTAATACCATTATAACCACGTAAAGCATTATAGAATTGGAATTGAGAAAGTAGATTCTTATCTTCTTTAATGGTACGCATAACACGTCCAACCAGTTTCCTATCTTTCTTAAATAATTCTGGAAGTTCACTTTCAAAAATATGATTTAAAATACCAAAATTATTACCCTTATACTCATTTTCCATTTCCTGCTGTTTCAAAGCTACAGATACAGTATCTTCAAATAATTCCACAGCATGATTATAAGTTTCAAAATCCTTTTTATCTAAAGATTCCTTTATAATTTTTATAAAATTATCTACCTTTTTATTGTATTCTGATTTTTTCATTTGTATAACATGTTTTACCTAAATAAATAGTATAAATAAACAAAAAGATGATGCTATAAAAACATCATCTTTTTAAAAAAAATATATTAAGTCTCTTACATCCCACAAGTCTTTAGCTTGTGGGATGTAAGAGACTATGATAGGGAGTGCATTCACCTGTTTTGTGATGGTCGTCCATTTTCATGACAAAAACATGCTAAAAGTTTTGTTATTCACAAAATAATTACTATCTTTGCAAGCGATATGAGAAAGATTAACAGAACATACAGGTTCAGATTGAATCCGAATATGGAACAAATTGAATTGCTATCAAAGCACTTCGGATGTTCTCGCTTTGTGTACAATTACTTTCTCAATCAACGTAAGGAACAATATAAGCTCACTGGTAAGAGTGATAACTACTATGCGCAAGCTAAAACGCTTACCAATTTGAAGAAGCAGGAAGAAACAGCATGGTTAAAGGAGGTAAATGCCCAAACATTGCAGTTTGCTATCCGCAGTCTTGAAGCAGCCTATAACAATTTCTTTAAGAAGCGTGCTAAGTATCCTAAATTCAAGTCCAAGCACTCTAAGAATAGTTTTACAGTTCCACAAGCTGCATCTGTAGCTGGTGGTAGACTTTTTATACCCAAGTTTAAGGAAGGTATTAAGTGCCGTGTACATCGTGAGGTAAAAGGTAAAATAGGTAAGGTAACTATTACTAAAACACCAAGTGGTAAATATTTCGTTTCCGTTTTCACGGAAGAAGAATATATAACTCCTCTCAAGAAGACTGGTAAATCAATTGGTGTTGATATGGGCTTGAAGGACTTTCTTGTCACTTCTGACGGAGAAACTTTTAAGAATAACCGATATACAAGAAGATACGAGTGCAAACTTGCTAAAGCGCAGCAACATCTTTCTCGCAAAAAGAAGGGTAGCCGAGGGTTTGAAAACCAAAGACTCAAAGTTGCCAGACTTCATGAGAAAATTGCTAATAGTCGTGCTGACTATCTGCATAAGTGCTCTATATCTCTTGTTAGAAGATATGATACCATCTGCATCGAAGACCTGAACGTTAAGGGTATGGTAAAGAACCACCATCTTTCCAAGTCTATCAGTGATGCAAGTTGGGGTAAATTTGTTTCCATGCTTACCTACAAGGCAGAATGGAATGACAAGAAGGTTGTGAAGGTAGACAGATTCTTCCCTTCCTCACAGACTTGCAATGTCTGTGGATATGTCAGCAAACAGACTAAAGATTTATCTGTCCGTGAGTGGGAGTGTCCTCATTGCCATACTCATCATGACCGTGATGTGAATGCTGCAATTAATATCCTTCGTTTCGGTTTAAATAATATATCGGCAGGGA